GTAAACGCTGGTTATCCTGATATTCGTAGAGTTATTAATTCAGCCCAAAGACAAATCGTTGATGGTAAGTTGAAGATAGATGTGAGTTCAGTTATTCAGAATGATTACAAGATTCAGTTATTGGATAAAATGTCGAATGGTTCAAAATTAAATGATATAAGACAATTGATAGCTGATAATTCTATAACTGATTATTCTGATTTATATAGATTGTTATATGATGAAGTTGGAACTTATGGAAAAGATAAAGAGTCTGAATGTATATTGTCTATTGCTGAAGGTCAGTATCAAGATGTAAATGTTGTGGATAAAGAAATTAATTTTATGTCAACTATAATTAAACTTAAAAGGATAATAAGATGAAAACATTTTTAGTAGAGAATGCAAGAAGAGGTCAAACAATAAAAGTTATATTACATAACCCACCTTTTGAAAACGAAAATATATTATATAAAACAGGTTGGAAAGAAAAAGATGTAATCATAAAAGAAGTTCATTGTGATTATGATGAGGATTTAGTAGAACCAAGTCTTGTTGATAGGGAGATTGATAATGAAGATGAAGGATAGAATAACAAAGTCAGGTGTACATATCGTCAATGCTATTGATGGGATAGGTAAACCAGTCGAAAAAGGTGATAAGGTTTGGATTAAATATACCGGATATTTAGAAAATGGTAATATCTTTGATAGTTCAGATAACAAAGACCCTTTGTCTATGATTGTCGGTCAAGGACAGGTTATCAAAGGATGGGAAGAAGCTATTGAGGGTTTGAAGGTTGGTAGTAAATGTACTATTATAATACCACCTGAATTGGCTTATGGTAATAGAAGTGTAGGTTCGATGATACCATCAAATTCTATTTTAATATTTGATATTAAAGTTACAAAAATTACACAAAACTATGCAGAAGTAGTAAAAAAAGAATCAGAAGAAAAAGTAAAAAAAGTTAATAGGGAGATGTATAATGACAATGATTAAAGGTAATATGGGTGGTGGTGGAGCTCCATCACTTGATAATGTAGATTTATCCCATGCCAAAACTCTTGAGTGTGAAGAATGTGGTTGTAAAGGTTTCACACAGACAATGATGTTGAAAAAATTATCAGCATTAATATCACCGAGTGGACAAGAAGCTATTGTTCCAGTTGCCGCATTTGCTTGTCAGGCGTGTGGTCATATCAACAAAGAATTTCAAGAAGCTGAAATTAAAAAAGGATAACAATGCCTTTTTATTCTTACAAATGTCCATCTTGTAAAAAAGAAAAAGAAGTATTACAAGGTATGAATGACAAACCACCAATCTGTGATGGTATAGAGATGAAAAGAATATTTAAACCTAATGCAAAACCAGGTTCGAAAGATGGTTCTTGGGGATTTGGTAAAGGTGGTGGTGGATGACAATTATAGATTGGATGAACCAGTTGTTGGTTCACAAGAAACATTGGAATGAATTTACAGAAGATGAACAGAAGAAGTTTAGTCCATTTATAATCAATCGTTGGTTATCAATGGATAAAGATTTTCTTGAAGTGGTTAATTACTTTCAGAAATATTCCATTGGGACATTAGAACCACGAGAAGTTTATGAATTTTATCGTAACTTTTTACCAAAAGGTAAAAGATTCAACAAGTACATTAAAGGTAAGAAAGATAAGAAATACGATAAAGAACTAATTAGTATTTTAGTAAATCACTTTGAATGTAGTAAATCACATATAAATGAATATCTTGAATTAATTAGTAAAGAAGAAGTAGAAAATATTCTAACTAAATACGGTACAGAACCTAAAAAAATAAGGAAATTAATTAAATGGAAGCAATAAAAGAATCAAGAAGAAAAGTAAAAGTATCTTTTAAAGAAAAAGATAACACAAAAAAAGATGAAGATATGAGTCCAATAGAGTATATTGAAAAACATTATCCAGAAACAGCAAAAGAGTTTCAAAGGTTACAGTTTGAACAATATCATTTATTTTGTAAAAAACAAATGGATTATGGTCCGACAAATATTTCTATGGGAACACCTTTAAAGACAGATAGTGAAAAAAGATTAAGTTTAGTTGGGTTAATAGTTAGAATCAATGATAAAGTTCAAAGGTTACTCAATCTTATGGTTAGAAATAATAGAGAAGCACAAAACGAACCATCAATAGATGCGTTTAAAGATTTAGCCTGTTATGGTATAATTGCACAAATAGTTCAAAATGGTAAATGGGGAAAATAAAAGCTTGACTTATATACATAATTATTCGTATATTATCATAGGAGTAAATGATGAAATTTTTAACTAGAAAATTAGTAACTCACGAAGACTTAAATCCACGAGGATACTTACACGGTGGTCAATTATTGAAATGGATTGACGAAGAGGGTGGTATACATGCAGGTTTAGAATTAAATACGGGACTTATAGTTACGAAATTAATATCAGAGATAGACTTTAAGTTTCCTGTTATACTTGGTGATGTTATTGAAATAGGAATGCAAACTTTAGATATAGGTAAAAGTTCAGTAACATTAGCTTGTGAAGTTAGGAGTTTACATGCAGATAAAGTAGTATTGACTATTGATAAAATAGTTTATGTTAGAGTAAACAAATATGGGTTACCAAAAGGACACGGATGGATGAGTAAAAATAATGACTAAAATATCGTATTCACAATTATCGATGTTTTCAGAATGTCCACATAGGTGGAAATTAAACTATGTTGACAAATTAAGAGTATCAGAATCAAATATATTCCTCATATTTGGAACGGCTATGCACGAGGTACTTCAAAAGTATCTTGAGGTTATGTATCACGACACGGCTAAGAGAGCTGATATGATTGGTTATGATAGGGTTCTTCGTGAAAAGATGGTAGAAGGATTTAAACAGGCTAAAGAGTCTGAAGGAAAGGCACCCTGTACTAAAGAAGAATTACAAGAGTTTTATGAACAAGGTGTAGAAATAATTGACTTCTTTATAAAAAAGAGAGGTGATTATTTCAGTAAAAGAAATTATGAACTTATAGGTTGTGAAGTTCCAATTGAAGTAGATTTACAGAAGAATATTAAAATGATTGGTTATTTAGATGTAGTTATAAGACACATACCTACTAATACTATAACTATAATGGATATAAAAACATCTACAATGGGTTGGAACAAATGGCAAAAGAAAGACGAGAACAAAACTCAACAATTGTTATTATATAAACAATTTTATTCAAAACAATATGATGTTCCTATTGAAAACATAGAAGTTGAATACTTCATAGTAAAGAGAAAACTATATGAAAATTGTGATTGGCCACAGAAAAGAATACAACAATGGGCACCGGCAAGTGGTAAGATAAGTATGAATCGAGTTGGTAAGAGATTAGGTAATTTTATAGATGTTGCTTTTAATGATGATGGTAGTTATAACACTAAAAAAATATTTCCAGAACCAAGTAAGAAAGCTTGTAGATTCTGTGAATTTAATCAAACAGAATATTGTAGTGTTGGAGTTAAGTAATGGATATGTCTATATGTCTTAATTTATCCGATGTTTTATTAGATGAAAAAAATATAATAGATAAATTAATTCAATGTAAAGAAGAAAGTATAAAAGGATTTAATGTAATTTTTTGGAATAAAAATTTAAACGAAAACAAAATAAAATCCTTTATCAAAAGAAACGAAAAAAAATTATTTAAGTTAAAAACTCATATAAGAAAATCACCTAATTCAGTTTGGTTTTTAATTATAACTGATGATGAAATGAAAAGTATAAATTCAAGATATCATACACTTGGTAGTATTGATTTTGGTATACAAAGTTATCGCGAAGTGATGAGTTACATGAATAGGAGAATAAGTTGATAAAATTTTATAATTTTAGTAAAGTAGATAATAAATTTTTAATTAATAATAAAAAGTTAGATACTTTTTTATCTGATGTATCTTTGATGTGTAATGATGTTATTCAAGAAAACTATTATGAAGAGTATAGAACAAATTTTTCAATGAGTGACTATGGATTTTTTGAAAATGTACAAGTAAATTCAAATTATTTTGTTTCTGAAGAGTTACTCGATAGAATGATTTTTGATTATAATAATCAAAATTTATTGTCTACTGATAAATCTATTTTTACTGCTACTAATGGTAAACAATTACCTTTTGATGAATGGTCTGAAGATTTAAAAAAAGCTTGGAAAAAAAATATCAAAAAAGGTTTTAGTTGGGGGATAGATTCTAAACATGTATCTCTTTTTGAATATAAGGACTTACATACAAATTTATTATTTAAAGATAAAAAAATACCTTTAATGTTTAATCCAACAAATAGTAGAACAAGTTTTTATCAAGAAATGGATGTTGTTAAAAATGTGTTACAAAGTGAATTTCCGAATAACAATGTCAAAAAATCTGGTGGATTTTGGTATAAACCTAATTATTATATGGGTTGGCATAACAATCAAGGTAAAAAGGGTACAAGAATATATGTAACTTATGCTGATGAAAATGGTAAATCATTTTTTAGATATAAAGATAATAAGACAAATAAAATAATAACAACTTATGACCAGAAAGGGTGGACAATTAGAATGTTCGATGTTTCAGATAAAATTGGAGATTTTTATTGGCATTGTGTTTATTCTAAATGTAATAGATTTAGTTTTGGATTTAATATAGAAGGGGAATAAAATGAAAGTGGGAATTGTAGGAAGTAGAAGATATGAAAACAAAAAAAAGATTAAAGATTTCATATTTAAACTGAAACAAGAATATGGAGAAAATACTACAATAGTTAGTGGTGGTGCTAAAGATGGTGCTGATAAATACGCTAAAAAATATGCATTAGAGTTAGGTTTACAATATGAAGAATATCCACCAGCACATCATACACACAATTTATATTGTACATTACCTGAATCGAGATATGGTAAACAATATAGTCCAAAGAATTATCATGTGAGAAATAAAATTATAGCAGGTACAAGTGATGTTATAGCGGCTTTTGTTCCACGAGGTGAACAATCAAGTGGTACTATGTCTACGATAAATTATGCTAAAAAATTTGAAAAAAAATATATAATAATTAATTAAAAATGAAGGTTTTCTTCATTATGTATATATGTATATATAGTTATGGCAATTAAAACAGATATAAAATTAACTTCGGTAAAAATAGTAAAAGATTTATATAATGATTTTAAACATGTTAGTTTAGATGATAATATAAATTTACAACAACTTGTAAATAGATGTGTTACTTTATATATAAAGGATGAAGACTTTAGAGATAAGGTAAACAATTATGTTGAGTTGAAAGAATCGGGCAGTAGTTTTTAAATTAAAGGAAAAGGTTATATGAGTAGAAAAAAGATACTTTTACTTGCTGATGATTTAAGAATGCATTCTGGTATAGCTAGAATGTCAAGAGAAATTGTAGTAGGTACATTACATAAATATGATTGGGTACAAGTAGCCGGTGCGGTGAAACATCCGGATGAAGGTAAAAGAGTAGTAGTTAAGAGTGATGAGAATTTTGAGTTACCTAAAGGTTCATCTTGTATTTTATATCCAACAACTGGTTATGGAAATCCAGACTTATTAAGGCAGATAATAAATATAGAAAAACCAGATGCTATCCTACATTTCACAGACCCAAGATTTTGGATTTGGTTATATCAAATGGAACACGAGATAAGACAGAACATTCCTATTATGTATTATAATATTTGGGATGATTTACCAGACCCACTATATAATAGAGATTTTTACAGAAGTTCAGATTTGTTAATGGGAATATCAAAACAGACTTATGGTATCAATAAAAGGATACTTAAAGATTATGATTATGAAGATTGGCAAATTAAATATGTACCACACGGAATCAGTAATAAATTCTTATTTAAAGTAAAAGATAACGATTTAACTTATAAAAGATTTTTAAGTGATTTTGGTTTTGATAAATATAAATTTAAGATTCTTTATTGTAATAGAAATATAAGAAGAAAACAACCAGGTGATGTCGCATTAGCTTACAAACATATGATGGACAAACTCACACCTGAACAAAGGAAAGATTGTGTGTTAATATTTCACACAGCACCTATCGATGAAAATGGAACTGATATAAGAGCTTTATGTCATACTCTCTTACCAGAATATCCAGTAATATTTACTTATGATAGAGGTGGTGCTTTTGATGATGTGAAAATGAATTATCTATTCAATGCCGCGGATGTTTATATTAATATGGCTTCCAATGAGGGATTTGGATTGGGTTCGGCGGAATCACTTATGACACAAACACCGATTGTAGTTAATGTAACAGGTGGATTACAAGACCAATGTGGATTCAAGAAAGATGGTAAGTATTTAACTGCTGATGACTATGTTGAGTTAGGTTCTAATCACGATGGTAGATATAGAGAACATGGTGAGTGGGTTAAACCTGTATATCCAACTAATAGAAGTTTACAAGGTTCACCACAAACACCTTATATATTTGATGATAGGTGTTCATTCGAAGATGCTGGTGATGCTTTATTAGATTGGTATAAAGTGGGAGATAAAGAAAGACAAAGATGTGGTAAATTAGGTATGGAATTTTTAAAGGATAAAAACATAGGAATGGAAGCTACTGAAATGTGTAGTAGATTTTTATCTTCTTTTGATGATATATTTGAAAAATGGAAACCCAAAGAAAAATTTGTAATGGAGGCTATATAATGAAAAAATCAATGTTAATATGTGCACCGTTTTCTACAAGAAGTGGTTACGGAGACCACGCTAGAGATTTGTTTTGGTCTTTTTATGATTTGGATAGATATGAAATTAAATTGATTGATGTGCCTTGGGGTAACACTCCAAGAAACTCTTTAGATATGAATGATGATAGGGATAAAATAATCATTGAAAGTATAGTTACTCCTGACACAATAAAAAATCAACCTGATGTATATGTAGATATCAGAATACCAAATGAATTTCAAAACATAGGTAAATATAATATCGGAATAACTGCAGGAATAGAAACAAATGCAGTATCCCAACAATGGATTGAAGGTTGTAATAAAATGGATTTAGTGATAGTTCCATCAGAACATTCTAAAGAAGGATTTGTTAAATCTGTTTATGATAAAGTTGGACAAGATTCTACAGGTCAACCTAAAAAGTTTGGAGAATTTAGATTATCAAAACCAATGGAAGTTTTGTTTGAAGGGGTGGATTTAGATGTTTATAAACCAATTAAAGAAAATGAATTAGATGACAAAATTAATTCCAGTCTAAATGAAATAAAAGAAGATTTTGCTTTTTTATTAGTTGGACAGTGGATAAAAGGTGGATTTGGAGAAGATAGAAAAGATATACCTAAAACAATAAAGTTATTTTATGAATCTTTTGTAAATAGTGTCCATAAACCTGCATTAATAGTTAAAACGAGTGGTGCTAACTTTTCTATATTAGATAGAGAAGATATTATATCTAAATGTAAAGCTATTAAAAATCAGTTTCCACAAATGGTTCAGAAACAATTACCAAATGTATATGTGTTACATGGAGATTTATCAACTGAACAGATGAACTCTCTATATAATCATCCAAAAGTAAAGTCTTTAGTATCTTTAACACACGGAGAGGGATTCGGAAGACCTATGTTAGAAGCAACTTTGACAGGATTACCGGTGATGGCATCAAATTGGAGTGGTCACATTGATTTTCTCGATAAGAATTATTCTATTCTATTGGGTGGTGAATTACAACAAGTTCCTAAATCAGTTGTTTGGGAAAATATTATAATTCCACAAAGTAAATGGTTTGTTGTAAATGATGAAGAGACTAGAAAAGCTTTTAACTTCATTAGGAATAATCTATCAACAATACAAAATAATTCTAAAAAACTTATGGATATAAATAGAAATAGTTTTTCTCATAAAAAAATGACTGAAAAGTTAGGTGAGATATTGGATAAATATATAAAAACAGAAGTAAAATTAAAATTACCTAAATTACAAAAGGTAAATGAAAAAACATCAAGAAAAGTTGATATGAGTGATTTTGATAACTTTTTTGAAGAACAAGGAACAGAACCAAATAAATATGTTGAGGGGGTAGAGTAGTGCACGATGCTCAAAAAATTTTTACTACAAAAGTAAAAAATATATTTCCTGAATATTTTGTAAATAAAAAAGTTTTAGATATTGGTTCTTATGATATCAATGGTAACAATAAATATTTGTTTGAGAAGTGTGACTACATTGGTGTTGATATTATAGATGGAAAAAATGTTGATGTTGTATGTAAAGGTCACGAATATGATGGTGAAAATGAATCTTTTGATACAATAATATCAACTGAATGTTTTGAACATGATATGTATTATGAAAAAACATTAAATAATATTATTAGAATGTTAAAACCTAACGGGTTATTTGTTTTTAGTTGTGCGGCACCAGGTAGATTAGAACACGGAACTTTAAGAACTACTCCACAAGATTCTGGTGTTACTCTGACTAATAATCAAGATGACCCTGATTGGGAAAAATGGCAAAATTACTATAAAAATTTGACGGAAGATGACATAAAAAAAGCTATAGATATAAATGTTTTTGAAGAACATCAGTTTTATTATGCTCCTCCTCCTATAGCAGATTTATATTTTTGGGGGTTAAAAAATGGATAAAGACTTTAAAGTTATAATAGATTGTCCTCTATGTGGGGAAAATGAATTACAGGTTCTTAAAGATGATGGTAAAGAATTAATGCAGTGTATTAACTGTGGTTATTCTACATCTGATTCTATGGCTGGTACTAAAGAAACTTGTGAATCTTATAAAGATATGGATTCTAATTTAAAAAAATGGGCTAAAGAAGCTAAAGGATATGTTTGGGTACCGTCAGTTCTAAATTTAGACATTGGTATTTTATATCCTGTTGGAGAAAATAAAGAAAACCTTAAATGGGGATTTGCTCCATTAGTTCAGATTCCTGAAGAGGAACAAAAAAACTATCCGGTAGGTGATGGTACTTTTTACAAAACCAAGTATGATACTGAAAAAGAAATCCATTTTGATGGATTTGCACAAGGATTATTAGAGATAGATATGGTTATTAAAGCTAAAAAGAAAGCAGAATCAGAAGGTAAAACGGTTGGTATAAAATTACCTGATATGAAAAATCCATCTGTAATAGGAGAAAAAAATGAAAATTAGTTATTCTATTACGACACATAATGAAACAGATTCTTTATTGAAATTATTAGAATTTCTAGTTGAACATAAAGACGAGGAAGATGAGATAGTAATTCTTGATGATTTTTCTGATAATGAAAGAACAAAAGAAATATTTGACACAATGTGTTCTATTCACGAAATTAAATTTGAACAAAGACATTTAAATAAAAATTTCGCAGAACAAAAAAATTATTTAAAAGAGATGTGTTCAGGTGATTATATATTTAATCTTGATGCTGATGAAATTCCACATAAATCATTGATAGAGAATCTTAAACCAATTTTAGAAGCAAATCCGACAGTAGATTTATATTGGGTGCCGCGAGTTAACACTGTTGATGGTATCACTCAAGAACATGTGAATAAGTGGGGTTGGAATGTGAATGAAAAAGGTTGGGTAAACTTTCCTGATTATCAAGGTAGAATTTGGAGAAATCGTTCAAACATAAGATGGAGAAATCCTGTTCACGAGGTATTAGAAGGTTATAAAGAACATACTTATTTACCAGCTGAAGAACAATTTTCATTCTATCATCCAAAAGATATAGATAGACAAGAAAAACAAAATCAGTTATATTCGGAGATAAATTAGTGTTAGAAATATTTTCAAATTTTCACGACCCTAAATTATTTGAAAATTCATTAACTGATGTTAAAGAAAAACCAATTAGTGTTTTTTATGATTGGCCTTGTGGGTGGAATCAAAATGAAATTGAAAATGCGATATCAAAAAATCCACATAACATATTGATATTAGGAGAACCTAATGAGTATTTCGGTACACATGACTTCGCTATTCAGAATAGCAGATTGTTTAGTGTAATTTTAACTTGGAGTGATGATATTATTAATAGATGTGATAATGCAGTTCTTTTTCCATTTGGTACAACTTGGTTAAGAGACGATTATATATCTAAAATGGAAAATCCTACAGATAAAAAATTTGAAGTATCTTTTTTAAGAGGAGCTAAAAAGAAAGCACCTGGTCACGATTTAAGATGGGATTTGTATGATGATAGGAATAGAGTACAAGTACCTACTAAATTTTTTGATGTACTTGATGACTTTGACCCTAATACTGGTTTTCATACTGACCTATACGCAAAAGAAATTGTGTGGAATGAAAGTATGTTTCATATAGCAATAGAGAATCATTCTCATAACGGATATTTTACTGAAAAAGTTGTTGATGCTTTCTTAACAAAAACTATTCCAATTTATTGGGGTTGTAAAGACATAGATAAATATTTTGATGAGAAAGGTATGATAAGATTTGAAACAAAAGAAGAAGCAATATCAAAAATAAATAATTTAACAGAAAAAGATTATCACGATAGAAAAGAATATATGGAAAAGAATTATAAATTGGCTTTACATTATGCTAATTTTTTTGGTAGATTCAAAAATTTCTTGAATGATTTGGTTACGATAAATAAGTTATAAAGGAGGACTTTATGTCTACAATGGTTACAGGTGGAACTGGTCTTGTCGGTTCATCAATAAATGCGAATATAAAATTATCATCAAGTGATGTTGATTTGAGAGATTGGAAATCAACATTATCTATTTTTGAAGAATTAAAACCAAAAAAAGTTATTCATTGTGCCGCTAGAGTTGGTGGACTTGGTGGTAATATGAATTATAAAGGTGAATATTTTTATGATAATATGATGATGAATTTAAATGTTTTAGAAGCTTCGAGAAGAGTTGGTGTCGAAAAAGTAGTTTCATTTATGTCTACTTGTGTATTTCCTGACGATGTAGAATATCCACTAACAGAAAATAAAATACATTTGGGAGAACCACATCATTCTAATTATCCATATGCATATGCTAAAAGAATGGTCGACATTCAAAGTAGAGCTTACAAAGAACAATATGGTGTAAATTATGTATCAGTCATACCGACCAACATATACGGACCTAATGATAATTTTGATTTACATCAAGGTCATGTAATGCCAATGTTGATACATAAATGTTATATAGCTAAACAGAATGGTACAGATTTAAATGTATGGGGAACTGGAAATGCTTTAAGGGAGTTTATTTATTCAGAAGATATAGCTAAATTGTCTGAATGGGCTTTAGACAATTATGAGGAAGATGAACCAATAATATTTAGTCCATCACACGAAATAACTATTAGATATATGGTAGACTTAATTGTTGAAAACTTAAATTTTAAAGGTAATGTAGTATTTGATACAGAAAAACCTGAAGGTCAGTTTAGAAAACCATCCGATAATTCAAAACTAAAATCATATTTGCCTGACTTTGAATTTACACCTATTGAAGAGGGTATTGAAAAGACAGTCAATTGGTTTGTAGAAAACTATGAGAATATAAGAAAATGAAAAAAGCGTTAATAACAGGAATTAATGGACAAGATGGTTCATATCTAGCTGAATTTTTATTAGAAAAAGGATATGAAGTTCATGGAATACTAAAGAGAAATTCAGTAGCCGAAAATCAAACTGCCAGACTTAATGGGACTTATAAAGAAATAAAAGATAATTTATATTATGCTGATATGACAGATATGGCTTCATTGGTAAGAGTATTACAAGAGGTTCAACCTGATGAGATATATAATTTAGCAGCTCAATCACATGTAAGAATATCATTCGACCAACCACTATACACCGCACAAACAGTTGCTGTTGGTGTAATGAATTTATTAGAAGCTATAAGATTAGTATGTCCTAAAGCTAAAATGTATCAAGCTTCGAGTTCAGAAATGTTTGGTAATAATATAGATGAAGATGGTTATCAGAGAGAAACTACACCACTTGACCCTGTTTCTCCTTATGGTTGTGCTAAAGTATTTGGATATAATTTGGTTAGGAACTATAGAAATGCTTATGGGTTATTTTTAAGTAATGGTATCCTATTCAATCACGAATCACCAAGACGAGGAACGAACTTTGTTACAAATAAAGTTGTAAAAGAAGCAGTAAAAATAAAAAAAGGCTTGTCTAAAAGTTTAAAATTAGGTAACTTAAATAGTAGTCGAGATTGGGGACATGCTAAAGATTATGTTAAGGCGATGTGGTTAATATTACAACACGATGAGCCAGATGATTTTGTATGTTCTACTGGAGTTTCTCACACAGTTTTAGATTTAGTCGAATATGTATTCGGTAAATTAGATTTAGACTGGAAAGAATATGTTACTCAAGATGAAAAGTTTTTAAGACCTGAAGAATTAGATGTACTAAAAGGTGATTGTACAAAATCAAAAAGTCTTTTGGGGTGGGAACACGAATATACATTTGAGACTATGTTAGATGAAATGATAGAATACCAATTAAAGGAGATACATGGATAAAAAGTCACAGATATTAAAATTAGTTGATGAATATATTACAGAAAAACATTCAAAGAGACATTGGAAAGCTGGAGAACATTGGGTTCAATATTCAGGTCCTTACTTCACATCAGATGAATATATTCGTTCAGTAGAATCTTTGTTGAGTGAGTGGTTAGTTCTTGGTGGTGACGCTCAAAAGTTTGAGAGAAAATTTCCAAAATTTTTTGGTAAGAATCACGGAGTATTAACCAATAGTGGTTCAAGTGCTAATCTTCTGATGATGTTAGCTATGACATCCAAAAAACATTATAACTTTCCAAAAGGAACAAAAGTAATAACACCAATTGCAGGATTTCCAACAACATTGAATCCAATATATCAAGTTGGATTTGAACCTATATTTGTCGATATTGAATTAGATAGTCTAAATTTAGACTTGAGTCAGGTTGAATTAGCAGTACAGAGAAGTGGTGCGAGAATAATTACATTTGCACATGTACTTGGTAATCCACCAAATATGGATAAGTTGATGGATATAGTTGACAGATATAATTTAGTGTTATTGGAAGATTGTTGTGATGCTCTCGGTTCGACTTATGATGGTAAAGAACTTGGGAGTTTCGGTGATATGGCCAGTTGTTCTTTTTATCCGGCACATCACATTACAATGGGTGAAGGTGGATTTGTATCTACTAATACTTTACAAGAAGAGCGTATAGTCAGAAGTTTTAGAGAATGGGGTAGAGATTGTTATTGTAATGGTAAAGAAGCAAATTTATTAAAGAATGGAACTTGTAAACAAAGATTTAAGTGTTGGTTACCTGCACTACCTGATTATGTTTTTGACCATAAGTATGTTTATGGTGAGATTGGATATAATTTAAAACCAATTGAACTACAAGCTTCTATGGGATTAGCACAGATAGAAAAGTTAGATGAAATACACTCTCGTAGAAGAGAAAACCATTCCTTACTATTGAATGTATTTTCAAAGTATGAGGAATATTTTCACTTACCTACACCAACGGAAAAATCAGACCCAAGTTGGTTTGCATTTCCATTGACAATTAGAGATGGTGCACCATTCACTAGATTTGACATATGTGGTTATTTAGAAGATGCTAAAATACAGACAAGACAATATTTTGGTGGTAACATAATGTTAAATCCAGGATACACACATTTAATGGATAGTAAAAAGGTTGTTAAGGATTATCCAAATGCTAGAAAAGTAACAACGGATACTTTCTTTTTGGGTACATCTCCTGTTATAACTAAAGAACAGATTGATTATATCGAAACTATTGTTGATAAGTTTATGGGAAATTTGTAATGAAATTAAGAATATTTTTACATTGTATGCCTTGGGAAATAGATTCTTGTTTTTCTGTATGTGAAAGTTTAAGAAGAAATAGTTATTATTTATCAGAAAATGATAGTGTACAATTTGATTTCTTTTTAAATCTTTCTGATGCAGTTATTGATTGGGATAATTCTAAACTTGATAAACAATTTTTTATTGATAAGTTTAATTCAATGGAAAAACTTAATGATTGGTCTAATTATAAACCTTTTATATATGAAGGTAATGAGATGTGGGGACATTTAGATGCCTTTAGAGGTATGGTGGAAGATAAAGATGAGTGTGACGCTTACTTAAGTATATGTCCTAATGTTAGATTTCACAACACCTTACTATTTTATATATTTAGGTCTATGGAATCTATTCGAGAAGATAACTACATTATAAATCCTGAAGTAGTAAAGTTGTGGGATTCTTCTTGGGATGTATTAGTTAATCATAAATATAAAGATATTCCATATGAAGAACACGAGGATATTGATTGTTATAATACTGAAAAAGTAGTTAATGATAATTTAACTAATGTTAAACTAGTTGAAAATACAGAACCTCATTATAAGTGGGCTGGATGGTGTGATGTTCATAGTTCTAAACTTTTAGATACTGTGATGTATCCTAAACATTGGAAAGGTTATGGTCCTATGGATACTTTTTTTGCATATGTACTCGGTACATTTAGAAATTGGGGAGGTTCTAATCCAGAATTTGCTAATGACCTTAAAATGGTTTTTGATGGAATGAATTTTAAACAATATATAATTAGAAATCAAATAGCTACGAGTTCAGAACACTTTGATTTGACGAGAGATTTCTACGAAAAAAGAATAAAATTAAAAAGTAAAAGACAAAAACAAAGAGACTTGATAGAGGCAGGTATTGAAAAAGATATTGAATCTACCATTGAAAATATTATAGGAGAATTTAAAAATGTCAAGTAAAAAATTAGTATATGTTACGGGATGTCTTGGATTTATAGGAGCCTATGTAACAAGAGCTTGTTTAGAAAAAGGTTGGTATGTTAGAGGAGTTGATAAAATGACATACGCGGCTAATAAAAAATTATTAAGTGAATTTAAAAAATATGAAAATTTTGAATTTGAAAAAGCTGATATAGCAGAATTAAATTGGTTATATGATTGTGATTATATTATTAATACAGCGGCTGAAACACATGTAGACAATTCTATTGTAAATAGTGATGAATTTGTACATTCTAATATTAATGGGGTTAGGAATTTATTGGAGTTAATAAGAAAAAGAAAACATTATAAAATGCCTATCCTTTTACATTTCAGTACTGATGAAGTATATGGTGATATCATCAACGGTGCTCATACTGAAAAAGATTTACTTAAACCAAGTAACCCTTATTCTGCTACCAAAGCGGCCGCAGACCAATTGATACTTGCTTGGAATAGAACTTATGATGTACCTTATGTGATTGTAAGACCCACAAATAATTATGGGGCTGGTCAATACATAGAAAAATTAGTTCCAAAGACTTGTCAATTTTTAGAAGTTGGTAAAAAAATAAGTTTACACGAGGGTGGTACTCCAACAAGAATATGGTTACATGCTAAAGATACGGCTAATGGTATTATCACTATAATTGAGAGTGGAGAAACTAATGAGATTTATAATATATCAAGTAATTTTGAACAATCTAATTTAGATACAGTAAAGAAAATACTTGACTCGTATCATAAAGATTCCGTATATTCTATAGAAGATTATGTAGATTTCAAATATGAACGGCCTGGTGCTGATTTGAGATATTCTATAGATGATTCTAAATTAAGGAATCTTGGGTGGAAACCTAAAGCAAATTTTGATGATGAAATTGATGAGATAGTAGATTTTTATAGAAACAACTTTATATGGTAAATATAATAATAATAGGAGAAAATAGAAAATGAAAAAAGCGTTAATTGTAACTTGGGAAAAATACCAAGACCACGAAGTGATATATCCATACTACAGAGCTTTAGAAGAAGGTTTTGAAGTTGACATTATGTCAAATGTTAAAGGTAAAATTCACGGTATTCTTGGAACTTATATGGAAAGTACAAGAACGGTTGATGAATTACATACTGATTATGATAGTATAATGGATGAGTATGACTTCTTAATCATTCCAGGTGGTGTTAAATCACTAGAAAAATTAAGACAAGAACAACAAGTTTTAGATTTTATTAGTGATTGGGATAGTAGAGATAAAACTATAGCTTGTATATGTCACGGTGGACAATTGTTAATATCTGCAAAGATAACAGAAGGTCGTGATGTTTCAGGTTACTATAGTATTAAAGATGATTTAATTAATTCAGGTGGGAACTTCGTAGATGCACCAGCAGTTGTGTCAAACAATCTTGTTACTTGTCCACATTATAAGTGGATGGGTCCATGGATGTTAGCTGCATTTGACATTTACAATGCAAGGGTTTAATTATGTCATACGACAAGACCGTAGTTAAAAAGCCTTGGGGTCACGAATACTTGGCCTACCAAAATGAAGATGTCGGATTGTGGTTCTTGCATATAAAGAAAGGCCATCAAACTTCTATGCATTGTCATCCCAAAAAAACTACTGGATTGGTAGTATTGGATGGAAAAGCTGAAGTTTCATTTTTAGCCGATAGTCGTGTTATAGAATCAGTAGGAAAAGTAATGATTAGAAGAGGATTGTTTCATTCGACAAAAGCTTTGTCAGATGGTGGTATTTCTCTTTTTGAGATAGAAACTCCTGTTGAAAAACACGACTTGGTTAGATTGAACGATAAATATGGTCGGTCTGCTAAACCTTACGAGGATAGTACATTCGAATCATTGAAAGATGAAAAATGTTTATGGATTGAAGAACCAGAATCTGAAAAGTCAAAGGTCTATGAATTTGCAAATTGTAAACTGACTATTGAAACTATAAATGATATTGATGTAATTAATAACAAAAAAGATGATGATTTAATTATGTTTCTTAAGGGAGGTATGATTCGTAATGTTGATGATACTTCCCATTGTGTAACCGTACCAGGAGATGTTGGTTATGGTGATATCATAAAACAAGTTTCTTGTCAATTAGACGGATTAAAACCTGATACTATCATAATGACTATAAATAAAAATGATTAATTATAACGGAAATGGAGTTTTAGAAGAATGGTGTAAAGAACATGATGTGTTTATGTTTGATTTGGATAGAACTGTCTTTGACACATATACCAAAAAAGGTGAACCTATATGGGCTAAACAGATGATACAACCATTGAAAAGATTTGATGAAGATTTAGTTGTAGATGATTGTGAATCTGAATGTGTATTACAACCAGGTATTCGTTCTGTCTTAATGTATCTAAAATCTAAAAATAAAAAAGTTGGTTTTATATCGAGGGGTGGTATATACAATCTTGAGTATGAAAACCAACCATCAGTTTTGTTATTACAATCCTTTGAAATCTATGACTATTTTTCATTTCATAAATTATTATTTTACAAAGATGAAGTTAAGGCTAATCATTTATCTAAAATAGGTAAGTGTGTATTCTTTGATGATATGGAGAAAGATTTGAAAGCTGCTAAAACAATACCTGATGTTAAAGTGGTAGACCGAAATGGATTTGATTGTTGGGAAGATTTGTTATGATAAAATTATCTGATTATATATTTGATTTTATGTCTAATGAGGGAATGGATACCATTTTTTCAGTATCAGGTGGTGCAGCGGCTCATTTACTCAATTCAGTTGCAGAAAGAGATGATTTTAAATATGTATGTAGTTATCACGAACAAGCTTGTTCAATGGCCGCTGAATCGTATGGTAGACTGATGAATAAACCAGCATGTGTTTTAGTGACTAACGGACCTGGTTCAACGAATGCTATTACAGGAGTATCTGGTGCTTATGGTGAGTCTATACCAATGATTGTTATTTCTGGACAAGTACCAACTGGTCAGTCATTAGGTAGTTTACCTGATGATATAAAATTAAGACAATTGGGTGTACAAGAATGTGACATTATTGATGTGGTAAAATCAATGACTAAATATGCAGTACAAGTTACTAACCCAAATGACATTAAGTATCATTTAGAGAAAGCATATCACGAAGCTACAACTGGTAGAATGGGACCTGTTTGGTTGGATATACCATTAGATATACAGAATGCTCAAATAGATATTGACGAGTTGATTGGTTATGATGAATCTGTTGAAGAATATTGGGATTTAACATATAGTGTTACAGATGAAGATGATATGAATGAAATTATAGAATCAATCAGTAAATCTAAAAAACCAATTATGGTTGTTGGAAATGGTGTACATTTATCAAAGACAGAAAAAAAATTTTTGAAGTTAAAAGATGAACTTGGTATACCGATAGTTGCAACTTGGACTGCTAAAGATTTGGTGAGTGATGATGATAATTTGTTTGTTGGTAATTTTGGTTTATTGGGTGAGAGAGCGGCAAATCTTGCTATACAGCATGCAGACTTACTTTTAATTTTAGGTAGTCGCTTATCAATTCCTAACATTGGATATAGAACTGATTTATTTTCTCCCAATTCAAAAAAAATAATGGTTGATGTAGATTTAAATGAATTAAGTAAACCGACTCTTAATATAGATTGTCCAATACACGATGATTTAAATAATTTTTTTGATAACATATTATCAAAATTAGAAAATGTTGAAATAGAACAAAATACGAGACTTACTAGTCATAGTGAGTGGGTAAATAAAACCCAAGAGTGGAAATCAAAATATCCAGTCTTCCAACCTGAATATAAAAAAAATAAAGATAGAATCAATTCTTTTTATTTTATGGAAGTTTTGTCAGATAAATTAAAAGACGATATTGTTGTTACGGATATGGGTACAAGTTATACTTGTTCAATGCAATCTTTAAAGATGAACGGAAAAAGTAGATTGTTTACATCAAGTACACAGGCTTCAATGGGATTTGGATTACCTGGTGCTATTGGTTCTCATTTCGCTTGTCCTGATAAAGATATCATTTTGATAACAGGAGATGGTGGATTACAAATGAATATCCAAGAACTACAATCAGTTATACATCATAAAATACCAATTAAGATATTTGTATTGAACAATAATGGATACTTGGCTATTTCTTTGATGCAAGATAATTTATTTAATGGTAAGTACATTGGCTCTAATAACGAAAGTGGAGTTAGTAATCCAGATTTTACAAAAATAGCTGAAGCTTATGGTTTTAAAACATTTAAGTTTGAAAATAACAATCAGTTAGAAAATAATATCGATGAAGTTTTAAACTATAATGGTTCTGTGTTATGTGAAATAATGATGGTTGAAAATCAATTATTGTTACCTCGTGTACAAAGTAGAAAAGATGATGAGGGTAACATAGTATCAACTTCTTTAGAAGATATGTTTCCACATTTAGATGATAATGAAATGGAAAAGATAAAAAGGGAAGTTGATAACATATGAAAATATTAGTTACTGGTTCAAATGGTTTTATAGCAAAAGAGTTAATTTCAAGATTAGAAAATGACCATCATTTATATAAAACTAATAGAGATAATTTAGACATATTGAATCCAAATGAGGTTGATAACTTTTTTAAAAATAACGAAGTTGATGTAGTTCTTCATTGTGCTATAAGTGGTGGTAGGAGAACTAAACCTGATGGATATGATGTTGTCTATAATAATTCTTTGATGTTTGAGAACTTAATTAAACACAACAGCAATTACAAAATGATGATACACTTTGGTTCAGGTGCAGAAACTGAAAGAACTAAAGGAGTTGATAACTCAAGTGAATTAGATTTTGGAATCCATAATAAAAATATTCCACTTGATTATTATGGGTTTTCAAAATATTTAATTGGTAAAAGAGCTAAAACTATACACAATGTGATTACTCTTCGTATTTTTAATGTGTTTGGTGAATATGAAGCTAATGATAGAATGGTTAAAAACAATATAAATAATTATTTATTGGGAAATTCGATGGAAATATATCAAGATAGAGTTATGGATTTCTTTGGTGCTGACGATTTATATAAAGTAGTCAATCATATTATAAATAAGGATGTAAACGAATTAGTTTATAAAGACTATAATATGTGTTACGAGGAAAAACACACTTTGTTAGATGTGGCTAAAATTATAAATAATCTATCAGATAGAAAATCTAAAATAAATATAATTAAAGAAGGAATGGATATGCCCTATTGTGGTAGTTGTCATAGATTATCACTATTGGGTTTAGAGTTTGATGGTTTACAAAAATCTATAGAAGGAGTCTATGAAATATGGAAAAAATAAGTTTTTGTATAAATACAGCTAAAAATGAATTAGAATATATAAAACTTTTGTTGAAGTCAATGGACAAGAATCTTCGATATGATAATCACGAAATAATTATATTTGTAGATAGTGATAATCAAGGAACTTTTGAATGGTTAAAAAATAATAAAAATAAATTTAATAGATTTAAATTTAATATCATTAACAATAATACTGGCAATCCAGTAGGATATCAAGCAAACTCAAATTATATGTTTAGTCTGGCGAACAACGAAATAGTTGCATTGATACAATCTGATATGGTTATAGGTAAAGACTTTGATTTTCACATTATCGAAAATATGGAAGAAAATAAAGTTTTATCAGGTGCTAGAATAGAACCTCCACTACACACCAGTAGTCCTGATAAATATACAGAAAATTTTGGGTTAACTCCCGAAGAATTTAAATTTGATGAGTTTAATGAATTTTGTGAAAAAAATAAAAAAGATGATATATCAGAATTTTTTGGATTGCCTTGGATTACTTACAAAAAAAATTGGGATAAAGTTGGAGGGTTTGATACTGCATTTAGATGGGGTAAAGAAGATTTGGATATTTCTAACAGATTTAAACTAGCTGGAATAAATGCTAAAACTGTTTGGTCAGCTTTAATTTATCACTTTACTTGTGTTTCATCTCGTGGAGAAACTTGGTATGATAATACTAATGAGTCTAATCTGATAGTTGAATGTCAATCGAGAGCTGATAAATATGAAACTCGAAAATTTATAAGAAGATGGAGATATCATCCTGGATTTGACAGACCAACATTCAGATATAAAACAACTGCAAATATACATACGGATATTTTATCTGATTGGATGACTCTTTTAAAAATAGAACCATTTTTTGATAAAATTTATATAGATAATCCAATATTAGTAGACCATGTTTTACATCACCAAAAGGATGAACATATGCATGTTAATTGGAGATTAGGGTTTGGTAATTATGGAAAAGATTTTTGGAAAAATCATTATCAGTATATAAATATAGATAACATAAAAGATAAATTTATTATAAGTGATGGAATTGAAATAGAAAATGATGATGTATTAATAGACTTTAAATTAAATGATATAACAAATGAGAATGCTTTATTTTTTGGACAGTTAAATAATTTTATTAATGATACTGATTGTGGATATTATCACTCTGATGTATTTCAAATACATTTAACTAATAAAGTAAATAACATAGATGATTACATAAAAGTAAGTAATCCGTCAATAAACAAATTGGAGTTTGAAAATGGATAATATAAGTTTTATAATAACAAATTATAATGCTAAAAAATACACAGAATGGTGTTATAATTCAATAAGAAAAAATTTAGGATATGTACATGAGATTGTACTATTAGATGATGGTTCTGAAGATGGAACTTGGGAACTTATAAAAGACTTATCTAAAAAAGATAATAATTTAAAAATCCACAGAAATGAAGAAAATGTAGGAATAGCATATTCTTATAATAAAATGGTTGAATTGGCTTCAAATGAAATAGTTTGTATGGTTCATAGTGATATGTACATTCCACCAAAATTTGATGAAATTATGTTGAAGTATATGGAAGAATATGATTTTATCACACCATTGAGAGTTGAACCTAATGTTGGATATCCTCCATCAGTTGATAAGGAGTTAGTAGACTTTGGAACTAAATCAGAAGATTTTGATGAAGGTGGTTTTTTGAAATGGAGTGAAAAAAACACAGAGGACAATAAAGGTAGAACTGAACAGAGAATGTTTTTTCCCTGGATGACCACTAAAAAACTTTATAATGAAATAGGTGGAAACGATACATTGTTTTTAAAATATATGGTAGACGATGACGATTTTTATTTAAGAGTAAAAATGGCTGGTGGTAAATATTGTCAATTATTTGAAACTGCTGTTTATCATATGCCAAGTAAAAGTGTTAGAATGAGAGAAACTGATGACATTAAGGTAGATGTAGATGGTCAGTATGAAAAATCACTTAGAAATTTTGTAAGAAAATGGGGTGTATGGCCAGGAACAGTTTGGGATGATAATAGAGATATGGTTATTCCTAAAAAATATAACATCGGATTTATAGCCAAAAATTGTCATTTAGAATCCTTGAGATTTTTAGAACCCTGGTGTTCTACTATATATCTTGAAGATAGAAAACTAATATTAGATTACATAGCAGAAGAACAAGATAAAACTATTTTTGATTTGAATGAAAGAGTAAAAAGTGAAAGTAAAATATCAAATGATATTGTCGTTGAATTTGATGTTAATCAAATGAATCAAGATAGATTAGCTTTTCTTCAAAGACTTCCAGATATTCTAAATGATAGTGGTGATGTTGGAGAAATGCAGTATGATATTTTTAGATTAAACATTCGTTCATTAACTGACATTTCTGAAGATAATATTGTATGTGAAAACAAAATAATCTATGTAGATAAAGAGTAAATTTCAATATTTATAAATATATTATTGGAGTATACAATTGACTAAAATTACTGATTTCATCAAAAGAAAAGGAACATCACTTTCAAGAAATACGAATGCCCCTTTGGAATTAAGAAAACAAGGTGTTAGAGATTCTACGGGTAGAGATAATAGAAATAGAGAGGGTGTTCTAAAATTCTATCCAGTATTACATCGTCATCCATTAGTTAGGGATGGGTATGTTGATGGATACAATCCAGTTACTTCTACTCTTGATAGTGGTCAAAACATTTATTCATTAGATATTTTTATCAAATATGAAACATCCGATGGTTCTGATGCTGAAGTAAATTTATCTTCGGTTCAAATTGATTTACCTGAATTTTTAAAATTAAAAAATGTAAATGTATGGAACAAGATACTAAAAACAAAATGGGGAAATAACATTCCTGAAATAAGAGGATTACCTGATGAACAATGGCCATCAGGCACAATACCTCAAATGATAAGGTCAGGTAATAGTCCGTTTGAAATTGCTTCTAACATTCACTCTACTCATACAGTGTGGTGTACTTTTGTTCCTACTATCCACGACCCAGAGACCTATTTTGAAATTGGATATGGTAATCCACAATATCTTCCAGATTTTCATTTTAATAAAGTTTGTATAAATGAAAATGATTTAGAAAATTGGAATATTCCAGAACATATGTATTCACTTCAATCACCTACTTTTTCTATATTGGGGAGTAGTAGGGGAAATGGAACATTTGGATGGGTGAGAGACCGTTCGTTAGTCGAAACAGACCACGAAGATGTTTTTCAAGGTAGTGACTACAGAAAATTTTTGAGAATTGAAAATGTAATACCGCAGTTATCTGGAAATAACAATTTGTTTAATTTATGTATTCAAAACCAAAGGATAAAAGCTACGGCACTTAATGGTGATGGTGTTGAAGTTACATTGGGGGTTCAAGGAATGTGTACCAATGATTTTATAGAAGAAAGCGGATTGGATACTTCCGATGGTAGAAGACTTGTATGTGATGGATTAAATGGAATCTTATGCAGAGGTAACGACAGACAATGTGTTTATGACACTAGAGATTGTGTAGATTATGGGGTTATACAGCCTTTGGATTGTAATTGTAATATTTTTAATTGTGCATCTTGTTTTACATTCGATGTAAGTAACCCACAACAAAGTTTACCATATTGTTGTAGACAATGTTGTTCTGGATGGTCTGATGGGTCAAATTATGTAAATCCTGATGTAGTTATATCTGGATGTACTGACCGAGAGGCATGTAATTACTGGACGATGGCTAATACAGATGATGGTTCTTGCTGGTATCCGAGAGATTATGATTGGTGTGATTGTAATGAAAATGTATTTGATGAATGTGGTGTTTGTGGAGGTAATGGTGTAGATTGGGGTTATAACTCAAATACAACTAACATTGGTGTAATTAATCCTGATGCAGGATGTTGTCCACAAGAACATTTAAGAGTTGTTTATTTTGATAATAATTGTGATGGTGTAGGTGATTCACAATTTACATATACGATGTGTGTAAATCAAATACAGAGTGGAAGAACAAGAGCATATTGTAGTGAAATAACTGATGGTGTTTGTTCTGAATGTTTTGTTCAATCAAATTCAGATAATCTTGGGTGTCCATCTAATTATGTTGATTGTGCAGGTTTATGTGACGGAGATTCATATTATTCAGATAATCCTTTTACCAAAGAACTACAATGTTGTACTGATTTACAGAAAGATGAATGTGGTGTATGTTTTGGTGACAACTCAATGTGTACATGTAAAAGACCAACTGACTCTGGATGTATATGTGGTTGTACTGATAAATTAGCGGCTAATTATAATCCAAGAGCAAATTGGCCTTGTGGTAGTAAAAAAAATGATAAAGAATGTTATAATGAAAACAATGCTTCTATTAATTATAAAAATGAATCTAATTCTTGTTGTTGGTATTGGGATGAAAACGATAAACCTCAAGGTGATGTTGTTCTTGATAAACCATCGGAATGTAATGAAGAACATCCTCTTTGGTTTGATTGTATGGTAAATATGGAAGAAAACAGTGTAGATATGAAATATATAAAATATGATGATGGTAAAGGCTTTCATCAAAATCCATTGTTAGATAAAGATGGTGTATTACATACTTGTTGTATGAAAATTTATGGTTGGTTAAAATAAAGCTTGACTTATATACTAAAAAATTCGTATATTGGAGATAATACATATGAAAATTGATAAAGTAATAAAGAGAATAAAATACTTAAAGACCGAAATCGCACACGAAGGATATTGGGATGGATGGGCTTTAGAAGGTATGAGAGATGAATTGAGTGAATTAGAAACGAAATTATATTTTCATACCAGAAACAATAAAATAGAGGAATCATTAAAAAACAATGAGTAATATAGACCCCAAAGATTGGGAAAACGAAGAACATAGAGGCGGTTTTAGAAAAAAGAAAAAACCACAAAAACCACGAAAACAAAGAAAAGGTTACAAAAAATCTAAAAAACAATCAGAATATCGTAAAAAAAGGAAGAATAAATGGTAAAAAATTTATTTTTGGTTATATTTATAAGTGTATTAACTACAGGTTGTGACAATCAAAATATTGTTGAACCTGTGTTATGGGAATTAGAAGAAGAGGAACAAACTACAGAAGTTGATTATTTTTTAGTTTTGGAATCTTATTTACCAATGGATGAAAATGGTTATTATATTATGGAATTTTTAAATAGTTACAATCAAACATTTACTACACTTACCGCTAATACAGGTTCACCTACTCATTATCAAAAAGTAGCGTGGATATCAAATAAAGAAATATGGATGGGCAATCAATGGATTAATTTAGTAAATGAAGCTTCTTACACGGATGAGTTTGGAGAGGCTCATACTGTGTTGGGAGCTTGGTCAGAATTTGTTAATGATACCGTAAAAGTATATGCTGGATATACAGATGAGTATAATAATCATTATTTAGATTCTTTGGAAGTTATAGTAATAGACGAGGAGTAATTTATGTATTATATTTTAAGATTAAAAAATGGTGGTAAAGGTTCTAGAGTAGATAGGATTGGAGCTTCTACTTTAGAAGATGCTAAATCATTTTTTATGGAGAGAAAAAGAATGGATGTAAAAACTTTTGATAAACTATATGAGGTAACATTAGATGAGTAAAGATAAATTTGGACCCTACATTCAAAGATTAATGACAACAGTTCTTGACAAAGAACAAGATAAGTTTGTTATTGATTTGGCTTGGAATGAATTAAACAGATTGAATGTAGATTTAAAAGACTTTTTGGTGAGAAATCAAGATGATGACACTACAGAAAGTGAAGAGACAGTAAAACAATTATTACAAGAAGAAAAATCGGAGGAATAGGTTATGCCAGATACACCAGTAGATGCTGGCCATGTGGAATGGTTAGCATATAGATATAGAGAACTAACTGATGATGATTTATTTTGGTTTACCAGAGATGTTAGTAGAGAAAACAAAGCTTACAGAAAAGTTAATGATAAAGAAGCTTTAGATTTATCTAATATGAGGTCTTTTGGTGTCGACCCGAATAGAACTGTTTATCAGAAAGAATACTAAATGGAAAAGTTTGTAAGAATACCAGGTAGAAGAAAAGTTTTAACGAGAAATATGATTGAAACTTCTATAGAGTCAACTCGTTCTAATGCAGAAGCTGCTAGATGGTTGGGTGTTTCTTATAATACTTATAAAAAGTGGTCTAAATACTATGGATTGTTTGAAAAGAATTTAAATCAATCTGGTAAAGGTGTTCCTAAAAAACCATCAAAGTTTAAAATAGAACTTCAAGAAGTATTTGATGGTAAACACGAAGACTATCCATCTAAAATACTAAAAAAGAGATTAGTAGGTGATGGCTTATTGAAAGAAGAATGTAGTATATGTGGGTGGAACGAAGAAAGAATAACAGATAATAAAATATGTCTTCATTTAGATTATATAGATGGTAACGAAAAAAATAAAGAATATGATAATTTGAGACTTGTATGTTCAAATTGTCATTATACTAATGTCGGTGATTTTAAATCATCAAAAATATTTTGTCAATAAACATTAACATGGAGGTTAATAAACAATGAGTGATACTAAAAGTAAAATACTACAAGTTTTGAATGATAACTATATGGTTAACTTGTTTTCAGCACAGGCTAGGGAACATATTGCTTCTAAAATAGTTCAAAATTTGGATGGTAATTATGAATCAAATCCAGCACCTGAAGGAACTATTCCTATCGAAAAAGTGGTTGAGGTTAAAGAAGAAAAAAAATCTAAATCTAAACCTAAACCAAGTACAAAAAATAAGAATATTAAACCTACAGTAAAACCTGGTTTGAATAAAAATCAAGTTGATAGAAAGAAATCATTAAGAAATCTGAATAAATAAAGGGGGAATAATGAAAGATGATTTTATGTATGTGTTAGAAAATTATCCTAACGCAGATTTATCTAATCAGAAAGATAGAGAAATGATAGCTAACGCATTATCAAATATAATGTGTGAACATCACATAGTTTCTTACACTAATTTGGATGCTGTTGAAAAAGATTCAAAAATGAAAAATTGGATAAAACATTGTAAAAAAACAAATTCAAACAATGATTCTGAAACTACTATAGAGAGAGGTTTATAATGTCATTAGTTGATTATAAAAATAGAAAGATAAAAGTAGGTGAGAGAGTTCGAATCCAAGAAGATATACCATCAGTAGAAGGAATGTTACATAAGGATAGTATTGTAAAAATATCAGAATGGAACGAAGAAACTAAAAAAATAAGGGTTACTGATAGTATGGGTAAAATCTGGTGGATAGAACCTAATAGTGTCAGTGCGAGTTTTTTATAATGGGGTATGATATGGAAATGGATGATTTTCACGAAGATAATAAACACAAACAACAAGAATTAAGACCTTCATTTTTTGATAAATTGACAAAAGAAGAACAAGAAGAGTTAGATAAATTAATAAAAGAAATAACCGAAGAGGCTAAATTAGTAGTAGAAGATTATGCTAAAAATCCTTCTGAAGTAAGTGGTAGTGTTATTCAAATTCACGAAGATAGTCCCCTTTTAAGGAAAGATAAAAAGTAGTTTATTTATTTGTTTTATATTTATTAGTGACAAAATATTTTATACTATGGAGTTTCTATAAATATGAAGAAAATTTTTAAGAAAAAAAATCTTGGTAATGATAATAGCATTACTAAATATTTAAATAGTAAATTGACCACAAACAATTTCAGAGAAGAACTGAATTTGAGAGAATATTTTAGTGGTCAATCAATATCCAATCAATCGTTAGAATATAATACTAATAATGAAATGACATGTTGTTCACTTGGTTTAGAACAATGTGTACATTTTTCAGATTTTTGTTCGTGGGATTCTATTGGTTATTTTTGTCGAGCTGCGAATGAAAATGCTTCTAATTGTACCCCTGAAGATGTTTGTTGTGGTGGACTTATATCAGAATTAAGTCAAAACAATAACCAAAATGATTATCAGATAAGGTCTTTATCTAATAGTATTACACCAGACCAAGTTTTTCCAAATGACGGAGTCAATTTATCAAATTCTACTTGGTTCAAAGAAACCTCTAATTGGATTTTAAGGGGAAATAAAAATTTAAACAATAATCCAACTCCGATTCCTTGTGCTGTTCCACCGATATATAATTATAGTCAAGATAGTTTTAGTTGTCCGAGACAACTTGAAAAAGTGTTAGATGATGGTAACGATTCAATAACAATTGGAGATTGGAGTTCAATATTATGTGAAGAGTTAGGTGAAGCTTATTGTAGTTCATCTCAAAGTCCTTGTATTGGAGCTTATGAGTATGGTGATATTAATTTAGATGGAGTAGTAAATATAGTTGATGTAGTCAATCTCATTAATATTCTTGTAGGAACTGCTGATTGGGGATATGCTGGTTCAGACGATGTATGTTCACCTATTTTAGCAGATATAAATGGTGATGGTGCTATAAATATAGTTGATGTTGTTCTATTAGTAAACTTTATATTATCTCGTAATCCATCAACAGATGCAACTGATAGTGACATAATAATATTAAATAATATTTTAAATTTATTAGAAAATGATATTATTGAACAACAAACTGAACAATTTATATTACAGAGAATGAAGCGTATACTCGATAGACATATGGCTCAAAGTAATAAACAAACATATAATGACCCATTTTAAGAGACTGAATTATGAGAAGAACTAATAAAAAACCTTTAAATAGTAAAAAATCAGGAAATACAATAGTTGATTATCTTAATTCTAAATTAACTACAAATAATTTTAGGTATGCATTTAGTCCTGAATTAACAGAAGAACAAAAAAATTCTGTTTTTGGTGGTAATGATTTTACAGGTGTTTTTAGAAGTAATAGAACATATCTATCATTTTTACAAAGTGGAAATCAAAGTGTTACTCGTGAATCAGACCAAGAAAATTGGGATAATCCAGGTGTTATTATGACAAGGTCATTATCAGAACAAATTACACCAGACCAAGTTTTTCCGAATGATGGTGTTAATCGTTCAAATTCTACTTGGTTTAAAGAGACATCCAATTGGATTTTAAGAGGAAATAGAAACTTAAATAATAACCCAACTCCGATTCCTTGTGCTTTACCTCCAGCTTACAATTATAATCAAGATAATTTTTCGTGTCCAAGATATCTCGAAAAAGTAATAGATGATGGTAATGATAATATAACAGTCGCTGATTGGAGTGCAATATTATGTGAAGAATTGGGAGGGGCTTATTGTAGAGCAGACATATTAGATGATGATTTGTGTTCAAAATTTTGTGGAAATAATCCACATCCAGATGAAGTACTTTCGTGGTATAATTCTTGGTTTTTTTATTACTACGAGTTAGGAATTTCTTGGAGTCGTGCTGGATGGCAAGACAATATAAATGGTAATGAATCATCAAGGTCACCAATGTGGTCTTATTATAAATATGTTCAATTGGGTTCAGAGTTTCCAGAAGAAACAAGGGCATATGACTGGTATGAATCAACTTTTGTAGATAATCCTGGAGGAAGAAATAGATTATGTGGACCTGGTTATGGTGCATTTCCAGCAACATCTGAATTATTAGACCCTGGCGAGGCTCCGAGAATATGGGGCGCTCATATGGGTGCATGGGTTTTTGGTTCTGCAGACGAATTTGTAGCTTGGTGTGATGACCCCAATCAATGTGGTACTTGTGCACCGAATGAGGTTTGTAATGTAGGGTCTTTAAGTTCAACTTGTGGTCATGGTACTAGTGATTTTACAATTGGTGGTGTAACTGATCAAGGTGTTGTACCGACAGGTGATGAGGGAACTTGTGAATGTGCTCAAGTAAATATTGGAAATAATTGCACAAGTGGTGGAGGTTCTAATAATTGTGCAAATGGATTAGAGGCGATATGTATGCCACAGTATGCAGGTCAATGGACAGGTGCAGTATGTGGTCAATGTTATTGTGGATCAGTTCCTGGTGGTGGTGAGGTTCGTGGTGGTGGAAGTAATTATGAATATGATTGGATGAACCCATTAAATAGTGAATGGCTTCCTACTATTATGGGAAGAGATAGTAATGGATATGACCATTGTCCAAATTGTCCACATGAAGAAGATTTAGAAAATCCATATATTGATTTTTAAGAGAATATAAGTGGCCAGAAAAAGAAAAAATCATAGACAATTTTTATTGAATAGAGAAAAAGTTCCTATTGACAGAGTTTTTCCAGGAATGATTATTGAATTTCAATATAGGTCAAAAACGGGTATGATAGGTCAAGATGCAGGAGACCCACGACCAATGTTTTTTGTTTTGGCTAAAGAAAGACAGAAAAGACTATTGCATGGAGTCAATTTAAATTATTTACCTCAACACATTGTACAGAGGATGTTTACATTGATATCAAGAAAAATACCAGTTAATTATGTTGAAGCTGGTAGTGGATATAATTTTATACGAGGAGCTTATACAAAAGTCGATATACCATTAGGTAATAAAATAATTCCAAGAAATTTATATGAACAGGTTATCAAACCAAAAATTTTAGATATAAGTCCTGATTTTCAGGCATATCGTACATATAAAATAAGTAAAATAGGTACTGCGTATGTTCTCAATTATAAATTGAATATTCATTTAGACAGAATCAAAGAAGCATTAGAAGCTCAATTGGAAAGTGTAAAAGAACAAACTCAAGATGTATTAGAAAAACAAAATCAAGAAAATAGTAGAAAATTAGAAAAAGATAGAAAAGAGTTTGAAAAAAGAGCTAAAGAATTACAAAAAATGATAAGAAAGTCGGCTAGAAAGTTACCAAAATCTTCGACAAAGAAAATGATGGATGCGGCCGCCGCTAAGAATTTTACTAAAAAAGGAATGGATAAAAAAATAGATAAAAAAGCTCAAAAAAGGTCAACAAAACCTATAAAGAAAAAAGTTGTGAAAAAACCAACTGCTTCTAAACCAAAAAAGACAGTTAAAAAAGTAAAAACAATTAAACCAAAAAGAACAAAAAAGAAATAATAAATGATGTATTTATATATTTATTACTGAAATAAAATGTTTTAATAGGAGAAAAAATGCCATCACCGAACACATGCATGAATAGTTGTTACACGGATCCAATGAATCCTAATTGTTCTTGTGACATTGAACCTTGTGATTTATATACTTTTGTAAGTAATATATGGTTTACAAAAGATAATGATGACCATTGGGATGACCCTGGATATATAAACTTTTCAATAGCTTCCATCAGAAGTACAAGACCTGATGATTTCATTCCTTCAAATGGTGTATGTGGTAGTACGCCATCCCCTACAAATGTTTATCAAGGAAACATAGGTGACTTTAGAATAGTTTTAGATGCTACATCTGGACTATGGGGACAAACTGTTAATGTTGGTACTGATGGTGACCAAGTAACATATGGTGATGACCCTTCACATATAAATGGACTGATTATAACAAGAGTAAGGTCAGCTTGGGGTAATCCGGCTGGTATGATTTTTGATTACGATAACATAGGTCCGAGTAGTTTAGAACCTAATGGTATTTTTGGTGGCATTAACTACGAATTATCACAAAGAGGTAAAATAGCTTCATCAGTCATAGCTGGAAGGTCAACTATAGGTACATCTACTGGTATAATTCCAGGTGAAATTTTAGCTGAAGTTAGAGCTAAATTTCACGGAGGTTCGAGTGGTGGTTTTGATACAAAATTCCAACCTTTACATACAGGTGTTGAAGGTGAATGTGATGTAAATCAACAATATAGAATTGATAGTTATCCTCAACAGACATGGGATGATAACATGAATACTTTATTTGGTAACACTTCTGCAGATAGAACTCAACCTGATAAATGTGGTTATTGGGACGAAACTTTTGGAATGGGTGGAATGTGTAGTGATTCTGCTGGTTGTGATGGTAGTGATTATAGTAAAAATAGTAACCATAACACAGTATGGGGCACTGCTCAATCGTCTACACCAACCGGTACAGATTGGGATGGTATAAATCATTATTGGATTGCAAATCCAAATTATAGTTGTACAATGCATACACAAGGCGATGATGGAGTTTATTTGTGTGAGTATGCTTGGCCAGGAACTGTTCCTCCAAGAAGATTTTGTAATCCTGCTGGTTATTGTCAACGAGGTTTAGGTGAAGGTTCAAATTCTGGTCATTGGCATTGTGGAGGTTTAACTGAACCCAACACTCATGAATATTGTGAAGCTACCTATTGTCAAGGTAATGAGAGTAGTTATTGTCCATCTAGCGTTTTTAATACAAATCAACTTACATATAGCAATCTATTAAACGAAACTTTTGTAAATAAATATTACAATAGAATTAGATATGAAGATTGTTTACAAGGTAACTATGATTGTATTTCTGGTGATAAAGAAAGAACTTGTTCAAATCCACACACAGGTGGTGATGAAGGTTGGTGTTATGAATTTAATCATCCATTTGGACAAACCTCAAGTACTACTTGGCCAGTAAGTGGAGTCGGATTTCCATCAGAAACATTCACATTTGATATAGTTGATGACCCAATGTGTTTACCTAATGATATTTCATCAGATTTGGCAGATTCTGTATGTGCTACTTATTTTCACACATTTGTAGCTGATGAAAATGGTGGTGAACAGGTAACAAATTGGGCTTGGTTAAAAACAGATTGGAGCACGAGATTAAATTATAAAGATGGTGGTTTAAATTGTGATGGTGGTAATTGTGAAGCTATAAATTCAGAATTTGTAATAGACAATGTATTTGGTTGTACTGACCCAACAGCTTGTAACTATTGTTCGACTTGTGTAGAACATCACCAATCTTTATGTGATTATGGTGATTGGTATTGTCCTATTTTGGGGGCAAACGAAACTGATGGATGTCGACCTTGTACCTCTCATTTACCAGATGATTATGATGGAGATTTTGGAGCAAATCCTGGAGTAAATTGTTCTGAAACTCCTGAACAATGTGTACCAATACGGGCTTGTCCATTGGATGCCCCAGATTCGTCTAATTGGTCTACTTCTTGTAGTGATATAGACCACGATTGTTCTAGTGACACTTATGATGATAGTTGTGGTCTCTGTTGTGGTGAAAATACACAAAATCCTTCATGTGACCCAGACCATTGGGTAGATTGTAATGGTCTTTGTCCAGGTGATGCAGGATATGGTTCTCAACTCGATGACTGTGGAGATTGTGATGGAGGTCTTTCAGCTTATTTTGCTTCTTGTATTGGTGGTAGAACTTGGTCAACTGCAGAACAAGAACAATTAGGATTAAATTGTTCAGCGGCAGAAGGTATGGACTCTAATTGTTGTTGTGGAACTATGCAATCAGGTGCTAGTTCAAGTTATACTGGATGTGATGCATCACCACCTAAATTTTATTATTATGATTCAGATGGTGATGGTCAACCTTGTGAAGGTAATGTTGATTATGTCTTAAGTTGTGGTGCAGCACCAGCAAATTATGTTGAAGGACCTGCACCATCTGCTATAAACCAATCAGATTATAACAACATTATTTGTAGTGATGGTCAACCTTGTGCATGGGCAGATTTAGGTTGGGATTTGGCTTGTGATTGTGCCGCAAATTTCTTTGATGATTGTGGTGTATGTGGTGGTAATGGTTCATCTTGTGAAGATTGTACGGGTGTGTCAAATGGAAGTGCTAGCTTTGATTCGTGTAATAATTGTATAAAATGTTGTACTCCTGAAGAAGAACAACTTTGTGTTAGTTTTGATAGTTATGCTGATAGACCAGCATGTTGTGGTGGACATCCTTATTGTACAAACCCAATTTTTAATTCTAGCTCTTGTATGCATTATGGTAATGACCCAAGTAATCAAGTACCAGCTGGAAATTACCCTGAAGAAAATATAGCTGGTGGTGCAGGTGCACCTGCAGGTGAATGTAAAGGTGATGGATGGTTTGGTGAAGACCAGAATGATTGGACAGATAAGTGGTGTGAGTGTTATACTTGGTGTGCAAGTGATTGTGGGGGTTTAAGTGGAACATATGGTGACCCTGTATGTTCAAGTAATGGTGGAGAAGAATTGACAGGATGGGATTATAAAGCTTGGGATAATAGAGTTTATGACCAATCTCATTTAGATCCTGATGGAAATCCGATAGTAGGTCGAATTAACTGGGCAGAAACATGTACAGGAAGTAACAGATGTGGTCAAGGGGATAGAACTGTTAAAACCACAAAACAAATATATAATGTAAATAATCAAATAGTAGGTTCTTATACTTTTAATTACACACCTAGCGGTCCCGGTGCACTTAATATAAATTTATGTCAAGGTCAATCAGGAGACCTTTCAGAGTACTTTGCTGGATATTGTGGAGGACAGGATAGTGCTGGTAATTATGCAGGTTCGCATCAATACTGGTACTATAAAGCTGGTGGAAAAGGAAAAATTCAACAACAAGCAAATCCAAAAATGGTACAATCTTTAAATGTAGAACCATCAATAAGAGATGAGTGGCGAAGTCAATATGCATATCAAGGTATAACTGGTCTTTGTTATTACTCCAATACAGCTGATTGTTCACATCCTTTTACTAAAGAAAGGTCTTGTGAAAATAGAGTTGGTATGTGTGGTGTTTGTGCTGGAGGTCAACCTGCTACAGTTGGTGGTGGTGATGGACATGTTGATAATTATATAGATTATTGTGAAGTTTGTGGTGGTGATGGTTCTTCATGTGGTGGTGGATTACAAACTTGTAACAATAATTGTTTTGGAACTTCTACAGGTGAAGATGGTAGATGGTGGTCAGGTGGTTCTTATTTGGACAATCAAGACTGTGATTGTAGTTTTGCATGTGTTTGGTTTAGAGATTGCTGTGATTATCGATGGTCTCATTGTGCGTGGGATGATGTTCGAGGTCAAATAGGATTTGGTACTCATACTGGTGCTAACGACTGTGTATTTCATAATTGGGATGATACACCATGTGCTGATTGTATGGCATTAACAACCAGAGAGAATATGTCAGAAACTTATACATTCTGGCAGGGTAATCTTATTAACCCAACTGTAAAAGAATGTAATGATGGTGCTTTTAATACAGGTGCATTTCAAGGAGGTGGTGGAAGTCAAGGTATGATGAATACTTATCCAGCTGCACCACCAGATGCTTGGTGTGAAATGGTAGCAGCTGCTGGTTTTGTATCGGGTGGTAATGAGAATGATGCTCACGGAGTTTTCTATGACTCCAACTTATCAGTTAGTGGAGACAATGTTTGGGCATCTGGATATCCAGACGATACTTATTTAAAAACATTAGCTCCATGGTTTTATTGTGCAGTCGAAGCTTGTTGTAATATGGTATGGTCTGCATCAAATGGTTCTTATACTTGTATATATTATGGTGGAGGAGGTTCATCGAGTTGGTATGATGATGGAACTGATTGTGACCATTGTCAATCGGCGGAATACCAAGAAGTAAACGGTGGGTACGGACCTATGTATCGTAATATTGACAGCTATTTGTCTGACTTTCCAGATGATGTTTATGCAGGCGGTTTAGGTCCTTATATACCAGGAGAATTAGTAGATGCCGGTTTAATAAGTGCTAATAGTCATTGTCCAGTAAGATATAGGAATTAAGGAAAAGTTATATGGCTTTTAACTGTCAAGCAGATTTAAATTATTACGAATGGCCACAGTGTGGTACAGATACTAGTGATTGTTCACCAATGAACTCTATGGGATTAGAGTATGATTGGGCTATAGACCCCGCTGTTTCAGGTGGACTTTTTCCAAGTTGTTGTGGTTACAATGGTAAATTAGATAATGAGTTTCAATGTAATAATGTATTAACATTTCAAAATGATTATAATCCTTGTTCTTGTAATGGTTACTATCAAACAGATGGTGATGTTTTTTATAATATTCCAATGTGGACTGCTACAGCTGGTAACTTATCAGTAGGTAATGGTTATTGTTGTAGGTATTATGAAAGTTCTGAAGATAATTTTCCAAGTACATGTGGAGACCCTATCGATGGAGTAGAAGGTGCTTGTAGTTGTCTCAACGGACCTCAAGGAAATATGTGTAACGATAGTGGTAAGGTTGGTATTCAAGTAACAACTCAAGTTGACCCTCAAAATTCTGTAGTTCATCCATTTAGTGCTGTTGAAGTAACGAGGGATTGTTATTGTGACCCTGAATGTGAGGGTAGAGGAGATTGTTGTAAAGTTTGGATATGTGAAGATGATGGTAATGGTGGGGCTATAGCTGGAACTTGTGAATTAAAAAATATGAGGGATGTTGAATGTGTTCCTATCATTGATGAAGTTTATGGTTGTATGGATGTGGATGCATCTAATTTTTATACACAACCAGCTTGTAATAATGAAGGATTTTGTGAGGACACTTTATTAAGTTGTACTCCTGGTGGTGATACTTCTAATTGTGGTGATAGTGCTATATGCTATCCTGGTTGTCCAGATGGATGTGTGGAAGGTGAATGTCCTGATACTCCAGTAACAGAAATGTGTGAGTATGAAGGATGTATGTTCTATTGTCTTAAAGAAGACAACCCATTCTGGTGTCAGAGTGAAGAATCAACATGGAGATTTCCATTCGGTGATGGTGAGACTCCATGGCCATCAGGAGTACCTTGTCCTTGTCCAGGTGATGCTGTAAATTACACAACACTAATCTCTCAAGGATTTACACTTTTTACAAATGATGATATAACATTTACTGAATGTAATTTATGTTCAGACAATGATTGTACATTACATTCGGTAAGTCAATGTAACCCTGTCTATCAAAATCAATATAAATGGTTTACTGATGAAGATAATGATGGTATAGGTTGTTGTGAAGAGTCAACATTTATATGTCCTCAAAGTCCAGTAACATATCCCTGGGCAGTACAAACCTGTGAAGAGACACAAGAATATTGTAATTGTCCATCAAATGAATTTGACCAATGTGGAATATGTGGTGGTTCTAATCAATGTGTAGGATGTCTTGACCCATTATCCTGTAATTATAAATCATCATATACAAATGATTGTTCAGGTACAGGTAATGGTGCACCAGGTTATGATTTTGGTGGTGGTGAATTTGTATTTTATGCAGATATTATAGGTACAATGTATTTTAATCTTTTTAATATGAATTTTAGACCTGACCACGACCCTACAAATGAAGCATTAGATAATTGGGGTGCGAGAGCTATGTCAGGTTGTGGACAATATGGATTATCATCAGGTGCTATAACTAATGTTTGGGGTCACCCTATGAATCAATGTCAAATTAGAGATCACTATTTAGGTGGTTCGAATGACTGTGGTGAACCTGGGGATTATAACTTGCCGTATGGTGCATGTTCTAACCCAGATGACATAGGATATATGAGTTGTCAAGAAGCTTGGGAATCACAGGCAGGTGATGCGTTTGATGATAGTTGGGATCTTGTGTGTTTATCAGGTAAATTATCTTCTGTAGTGTCTGAAGTATTTACAAATTATTCAACTGAAACAGTGCCTAATTGGAATTGGGAATCAGATTGGGATAAAGATGTAGAAGCTTGTACATTCTATTTATCGAAAGGTGGAATTGGTTCAGACCTTCCTATCAATATTCGTCATCCATGGTTGTTTTCCGAATCTAAAGCTTCAGAATTATGTAATATTTTTGCTCTTGGAACTTCATTTGACAATCCTGGAAAGTCAGACCCACCTTCATTTGACGAATTTGAAGGTCTATGGATAAATTATCGTTCTATAAACACATTTCATTATAGAAAAGTAAACTATACTCAAATACAAGGAAGTCTTGAATCATGTTCACAAGATTATAGTATAAATAATGAAAATTGTAACGGGATATGGTTAGGTGTATATGGTGATACCACTTGTTGTGAATATACTTATCCAGGTTCTGAATCATATCCATGTGGTTGTAGTGGAGACCAACCTTTAGACTACTACAATGATACAAATGATTGGGATGGATTTGGTTGTCCTGACTTATCTGCTCAATTTTGTGAAGGTGAAGAACCTCCAGGTTGGGTTTTAGATAATTCAGGTTCTTGTGAACAATGTCCTTCTACTTGTGATGGTCAAGGTGGTGGGATAGGAACTGGTACGGAAAGTTGTTATGATGATTGTGGTGTATGTTATGGTAGTAATTATTGTAGTGGAACTATGGATTTTACAGGTGGTACATGTGATGGTGTTTTTGTAGGAAGTGATTTTGATTGTGCTGGTGTTTGTTTTGGAGATAGTATTAATGACCTTTGTGGTATTTGTGGTGGAAGTAACTTCGAACAACTATCTAATTGTTGTTTAGATACAGAAAATCCTGATAATTGTAGAAATAAAGTTTGGATAACATATCCAGATGGTACATCAATAGATAATGCGATTTTAATACCTGGAGATTCTATTGATGTTAAAGTTCAGATATATAGTATAGATAATCCTGTTGAATCTATTTCAACAAGAATTGCTTCTTTACCAGGACAAAATTTTTCAAATTCTACTTCTTGGTATGAAGATGAGACAATTCAATATATTGGGGATGGTGTATATCAAGTCGTTCATAATTATGTCATAACCGAAAACACGATATCAGGTCCTTCTGGTTTTCAAGATGTAGATGGTTGGGATGATATTAATCAATGGATGAACACTAAATTTAGAGTAGAAGTTAAAGCGAAAGAGGCATTGTATCAATGTGGAGATTCCTATTTAGGGAATGACCCACTTTGTGAATTACCAGATGGAACTTTATGTGAACCATGTGATAATGTTGGTATAGATTTTGAAATAGAAGGACAAACTCATTGGAATCAACTTTATACTTGGTGGGATAGTAACACCTTACAAGAAGTTAGTTGTGGTATTCCTGTTGCACAAGTTGATTGTGCGATGGGATTTTGTACAAATGGTAATCTTTGTTATTTTCCTGATGGAGATGATATCACTAATTGTGGTGACCAAAATCCTTATTGTAATCCAGGTCCTTGTTGGGATGGTTCAGATTGTACTATAGGTTATGCGAGTTTTATGACAGGTACTTGGGATACGGGCGTACAACCATTTTTAGTTGACGGAGGACCTGATTTAGAAGTAAATCAAGATGAAGGATTTCCAATAGTAATAAACTCTTTATATCAAGACGATATATACGATGAAAGTACATTCAGGTATGAATGGATACAGACTGATGGAGTAACTTTATCATACGATGATAATGCAGATATATGTAATGGTATTCCTAATTGTAGATGGTTTCAAGCTGGTGTACCTGGTATTAGAAATTTTGATTTAATAATAAAAGATAGTCAAGGTAACTTACTTGGTCAAACAGATTTAAAAGTAACAGTTGTTGGTCAAAATAGGTCTACTCAATTACAAGCTAAAAATAGATTAATTAAATCTAAAGAAAGTAATTTTATAGATAATAAGTTAAGAAAACACGATAAACAAGTTTCTGTAAAATCATCTCCACCTTTACCATCATTGAATCCTAATCTTGATGATGGATTTTTGAATTGTTTATATCAGTTTCCTGATTTTAAATTTGGAGATGTTGATAATAATGGTCAAATCAATGTTACTGATATTGTAAAAATAATAAACAATATTGATGATTTATCATTTATAAGTGAATGTGCACCATTTTTTGCAGATGTAAATCAAGATGGTGTCGTGGATAGTTCAGATGTATTTAGTATCGTTGAAAATATTTTAAATCAATGGAACAGAACAAATCTTCCAACAGATGATATATACCAACAAACAAGAACTATGAGTCAGTATTTAGGATGTCCAAGTAAATACCCTCAACTTTTAAATAACGGAGAACCTTATATAAATCACGATTGGGATTGTTGGGATGAGGATGGAGCGGCTACATCGTGTAATGGTTGTTATGATATTCCTGAAGGTGGATGGCCTTATGTTTGTCAAGATGATATTGGTGGTAGTGTATATCAAAATGACCCTGGTTGTGGAGGGACAAATTGTACTTGTATAATAAGACCAGATTATGTTTGTAAGTTAGACCCAAATGGTGATACATATTATCCAATCGGTGATGAAACTTGTGATGTGAATGGTTATAGAAATCCTTTATGTGGAACGGATGTGGTAACTCCTATTATGGAATTAGGATGTGTGACTGCAGGAATGTATACAGATTCATTCAATGGTGATTGTGCTGATGTGGGTGATGGTTGTAATTGGACAGAAATGCCTGTACCTATTTATGAGTTACAATGTGGAGCATTAGGAACTGATGGTTGTGAATATGGTGAACCTTGTTGTGGTGATAATGCTTCTGATGGAGACCCTTGTTTTTGGGGAATTTACTCGTGTGGTCAAGTACAAGTAGGTGAAACTACAGAAGGTAATTGGGCGGGTACTTGTGAGATGGTTGAGACAGGAAGTGAATCAACACCTTATGAATGTACAACTCAATGTAAAACATTTGGAATTGATTCTAATTGTGATGGACAATGTCCTGGTGAACATACTGGTAATTATTGTATAGATAAACTTGAACATTGTTGTCTACATGATTTCCCTAAAAAATGGACAGATACTTTTAATTATTATTTACCTGATTGGAATGGTCTTCCAGATGATTATGAAATGAATTTCAAGTTAATGAGATGTAGTGATGAATCTTTATCAACTTGTCAAAATGTAGGTGATTTAGGACCTGATAGATTTTGGGAAAATCCATCAGACCCATTTTTTGGAGAAATTGACACAATCAACACTACAAGTATAAAAAGTCCGTATGGAATACCAATAGTTTCTATATTTGGAGCTGAATGTAGTGATGGTGATAGACTTATTGATTGTAGTCAATGTAACAGTTTTAATGATTGTGATATTCGTGGTATTTTACCAAGATTTGAAAGTTTACCTCCTGTTGGATATGACACTACTAATTTTCAACATGTGGCCAATTCAGAAACACATAATCAATTAGTGACATCTTTGGGACTTACTGCTGGTTCAACCTTTTATGGTTATATTTGTGAAGACGGACCTTATCAAGGACAAGCTTGTCAAACTCATTATGGTTCTGCTGGAATAGGATGTGGAACTGAACTCAATGATAATTGGGAAGGGTGGGAAAATCAAGTTGAAGAATGTGAAGAAGTTGGTTCTTGTTCTTGGTCTTGTGTTTTAAATCCATTGACTCAAGGTCCTCCAACAATTTATCAGAAATTAGTTAGAGGTACTCATTATGATTATGGTAATGGTACTTTCGATGATGGTGATATTACAATGCATAGACATTTATATTGGGATAATCCAACATTTCCAGTTCCATATCTAACTTGGGATGGTAGTAGTTCATTAGATGATAATGTTCCTTCATCTTTGATAAGTAATAATCCTTATCCAAAAATTTTAAATGATGGTGGTGATGGTAATGCTGTAGACACTACACCTATTTATAGTTTATCAATTAAAAATAAAGTAAATGATAACACTCACGAAAAAATATATTTAAAGTTATATGACCCATTTTATGAACAAGAGTATCCATTAGGATGTATGAAAATATTAGCTGGTGGTAATTATGGTGTCGATGGGGGAATCAATGAAATAAAATATCATATTTATTCAGATGTGAATTTATGTGGTGGTTCTCAACATGATGGATTATATCAAGGAGTATGTTCTCACGACACAACTATAAATTGTGAAAATAATATTGATTGTAGAATTAAAGTTTCTGTGGTTACAAATGGTGGAGATTCAATATTGTCTCCGAGTAAGTGTTTTCAACACGGATGTACAGATGCAGATGGTAGTGGAGCTGTTGATGCGGGATATCCACATCATCCAGATGGACAACCTGCTTGTAATTATGATGCAGAAGCTGAAGTAGACGATGGTTCTTGTTATTATAGAACAAAATGGTATCACGATTTTGATAATGATGAATTGACAAATTGTGATTCCGCTTTTGTTGTTCAATGTGAAGAGCCAGAAAATTATTACCAATGTGATTGTTGTGATAGTGGTGATTGTAGTAGTGACCCTGTATGTAATGACCCGAATGATTATTGTCAGTCGAATGTGATAGATGATTGTGGTGTCTGTGACGGACCTGATTATTGTAATGGAAGTTTAGAATTTGATGACAATATAGGAGCTATAAGATGTATATGTGACCCAGGTACTTATCCTTGTTGGACTACAAATAATGATATTTCATCTTGTGATTCTTCTATTGGATTTGACTGTCGTGGTGTTTGTGGAACTGGTTGGGTTACAGACCCTTGTGGTATAGGTGCACCTGATGGTTCAATGGATTTTTCAATATCAGCCGGATTTGGTGGAAATTGTGTTCCTTGTTTTGATAGAGATGGTGACGGTGATGGTTTAGATTATAATAAAATATCGTGTAGATTAGATTTTGATAAAGACGGACATCCTTGTGATGATAATTTAGGTGACTCGACATGTGTTAACACATATATGTGTCCAGGATATAATGCTGTTTATGATGTGTATGATGAATGTCCTTGTCCTGTTGATAGTGATGGAACTAATTGTTATCAGTTAGCTGATGGTACTTATGCAAGTGACCCAAATGACACTTGTGAATATGGGTATTGGGATAGTTGTGGTCATTGTTCGTCTCAAGAGTCAGACATAACTTTATATAGTGATTGTCGAGATAATGTTGAATGTTTTAGTGACCAGAATGGTCATAAGACAGATGATTGTGGTAATTGTATGACAATGACTTGTTGTAATTGGACAATAGATGGTTCTTGTCCACAAGGTGATTATATTCCTAGTTGGGATGGAGATGGATGGAGACTTGCAAATGGTAATTACATATTCAACAATCCTTGTGCGGATATTTGGGGTAGTGATTATATACCAGGAAATTTAAATTGGAATGTAGGATGTGTTGATTGTGGTGGTCTTTATGGTGGTGAAAATATAAGTGATACAACTGGAATTTGTGATTTTGCTAGTGATGGAAACATTAAATGTAATGAAGAAGACCATTGTTGTCTACCAGGTGCTGTAGACAATTGTGGAGTTTGTAATTCGGCAGGTATTTTAAATACAGAGTATATTTTCTTTAGGGATTGGGACAGAGATGGTATTCCATATGCAGAAAATCACGATTTTGTATGTGTCAAGAGTGACACTATTGGGGGCGTTCCATCTATTCCAAATGAATCTGGTACTTATGTGGTTCACGGACATACTCCATCCAATCCATTTTTTGATGGAGGTTTCAATGATGGTGGAATAAATCTTGTTAGATATGAAATGTGTAGTAATCCGACATTAGAAGGTTCAAGTTATACTTGTTATGATGATACAAATTGGGATTGTCCTGAAGGATTAGAAGATGATTGTAATGGTGAATGTGGTGGTGATGCTGTTGTTGATGAATGTGGTGTATGTAATG